CATATACACCTGATGCTATAGCTTTATTAGCAGAATTAAATAAATCTGCATAAGATTTAGTTGAGTTTGATAGCGTGTCTAAACTTTGTATTGTTCCATTAATAGCATCGCTCATTTACTTTACCTTCTTTCTATTTTTAATAGCCATAAGGTTAATTATATTGCTTGCATGTTGTTTTGTTACTGTGCCTATTCCTTTAAGTGTTACCATATCATTTTCTTTATTAGCTGCTCCAACTTTAGGAGCGTCTTTTTCAAGGTTACCCCAGACTGCTAGGCCTGTCATTCTTGCTTGTTCATGTGCTATCATGAGTTGTTTATTTGTGTCTTGTATAACTTTAGTCGTTATACTATCAAATACCTTATAGATGTCTTTAGTCGTCATAGACCAAAACTCTGAATAAGTGACACCCATTGACATTAATTGCATGCACATTTCTGAATATATATCAGTCATATTATTATATTTGTTTGCTGGTACTGTGTCCCTATTCTCCGCTTCTTGTTCAGTGTTTCCTAATAAACAGATTTTTACTATACTATAAGCGTCTATGAGGTCATTATTTAATAGATATGTATCTATTAATTCTGATGCATGTTCCTCTGAACAATTACCATTGCCTAAAGATACTAAGCTAATAAGGTTACTTATTGAATATGATTCAAATAATTTTATAATCGATATATCAGAGTCCTCTTCAAATGTTTTAATGTCTTTAACATAAAATCTTTTGACTAACATTTAATTTTGACCCTTTCTATATTTTTAATCTTGTTGACAATTTTTATTATTAATGCTTTTGTTAAGTCTATTCTCTAACATTTCTAACTTAGTGCATATTGACCTAAGCTTTAGTTTAGTTTTTTCATGTGATGCTCTTTCTATAATTAACTTGCTTAATACATCGTCATACAAGTCTCTCTCACGTTTTAACATATCAGTATATAACTGAAACAAGTGAATCACTCCTTAGTAATTATAATGTTGATTTTTCTTGCACCATGTTGGCGTGTAACATATTTGCTTTTTCCACCAGATAAACTTAATACTTTCAAGAGGAATCTTACAATGCATTGCAGGAGCAACTATTTCATTATGATCTTTACCTATTTTTCCGTTAGGTATTATAAATACTTTATAATATTCGCATTTATTACAAGTGTATACTATGCCCATATTGCCCTTTATTCACAAAAGAGGGTAATGCTAGATAACATTACCCTCTCTGTTTTAACATATGTTTTACTGATTCTAGGGGGAAAAGTTATTCAACTGAGTCAGTTGACTCAATGAATACATCTCCGTCATCTAGTTTATCTGCTGCTTGTTTGCTGCTTGCTTCAAACTGAGCCCTGAGTTTCTCTTCTGACAAACCAAGCTTTTTAAATACTTTAATATCAGAGTCTAACTCTACTGCTATGTCTATGAAGCAGTCAATAAGCGTATTTTCATCATCCGCTAAGTATTCATCTACTTTTGTATATGATTGCTCTTCGGTCATTCCTTTGTTTCCCGCCCGAACTAGGTCTGCTATCTTGTTAACTGCCAGGTTTCCAACGTCTAAACCGTCTAGGATGCCGCAGTTGTTTCTCTTTTCGAACTTGGCTATTTCTGATGCTAGGAACTTTGTTGTAAGCTTTCTCATTTAATGCTTCCTCCTAAATACTATTGTATTACTTCTATTATTGTACAGGGAGGGGGCCGTAAGGCCCCCTCCTGTTACAATGTTTAGATCGTGGGTTCGGTGTAAGTGGTGAGAAGCTCACCAGAGAGGCGCATTGTTGCAGAAACCTGCAGAAGGCCACCAACCGTTGCTCCGTTCCATTTGCAGGACTTAATCCATGCATCTGAACCAGAGAGAGAAATGATAGCATCCCCGTCCGCATCGTCAGCCACAACGCCCCACTTAAGCTTGGTTTTGTCTTTCTGCCAAGCCATGAGCTTGGTCAGTTCGGTGTCAACGATGTTCAGGACGAGAGCTACTTCTCCATTGTCATCCATGCCGCCAACGTTTTCCTTAGCGACGGAGTCAATGGTTGTAGTATCTACTTCATCTGCAGCTGCCCCGATTTCACCAATGGACACCACGTTAGAAAGCTTGTCAGCCTTCACAGGTGTGGTTGTGTTCATGTAAATTCTGGTACTGTCCTTCTGTGTTATGCTACCTGCCATTTTGTTTAATCTCCTTTTCTTAATCCGTTAGTATGTACTTGATTGCTACATTTGTGACATAGACAGGGATGTTAAACGAGTTGACGCCTATCGGTTGAGACTTCATCCCTACGTGAAGGCAACCCCTCAACTTCACGCCTGGAATTGTACTCTTTTCCGATTCTATCCTGCTGACAAAGTTTCTGAGGTATGCTATGGCTTTAATTTCACCCGCATCACTCCTTTCAGCATTTACTTGAATGTGAGCCTTTAATGACTCATAAACAGTCTGTCCGTCAAGGGTTTCTTTATCTGCTTCTGATGGATATAAGAAGATTCCTACTGAATTCTCCTTGCTATCGTCCATCTTGTTATATGTAATAAGGGGGTATTCTGTGCCAAGTTTTTCTGATATTACTTGATATATGCGATGCATATCATTTCCCCCTACTAGTCATAGTGACGGTATGTTAATTTTCCGCCCCGCGTTATTCTTGCATAAACAGCATTTTGACCATGCATCTCAATCCATACTTTTCTGTCAGGCATGAATTCTTGCAATGCTAACTCTAAGAACTTTGCTTTCCCTATTGGATGACGACTGTTCATATTTTCATGAACATATGTTGCATAAGGAGCGGTGAATAATATAACTATATATGAGCCTGAATCTATAAGAGTGCCGGAGCGTCTAAGATTACCATTAACCGTTGGGCACAATTCCACCGCACGAGCTAGAATCGCTTTACCTAAATTGATAAGTTTCTCATGCTTTATCTCTGGTGTATCTTCATTTTTATGACGCTTTAAATAATTATTGTATTTCTTAAGCCATTCCCTTGTGTTATCTATGTCGGCTATAAGGTCTCTTGTTACCCTATATACGCCGGCTACATTGTCTTCGTCAAAGTCTAACTCTCCTGATAATTTATCAAACCGTTTAAACAAATCCCGGTCTGATGTTACTCTAAGTCCTTTACGTTCTGACTCCAATGAATCAGTATATCTCTTCTCTATTTTATCTTGTAGTTTATTTGTAACTTTGTTAAAGTGGTGAAATATCTGCTCTAAGTTCATGTCTGCATATGCGTCTATATCATCTACCATACGTGCTTGAGGGTCTGGCGTAATGTCTAATGGTTGTAACATTGACAACCCGTACTCATTTCCACCAAAATTAAAGCCACTAAATGCCAATGAATCAGGAATTACATAAGGCTCCATCATTCCACCACTACACGAAAGTGCACAGTCCTACCAAATGAATCATTTACAGGTTCACAGCTTGTTATTACTCTTCCGTCCATTTTGTCTATTTCAGGAGTTGCTCTAAATCTTACTCGGTATACATATTGCTTTAGTACTGTCGTAGTTTCCCCTTTAATCCTTAAAACGTCACGCTCTCCTATACGTCTGCATACCACAGTTTCAGTAACTTCGGAAGTATTATGACCGAAGCCGCCTTCTGACTTAGTACCTTTAGTATATTCGGCAGTATCTTTAAAGTAATCTAAGCCTATCATAGTTACCTCCTACTATATATAGAATTTGCGGCGGCAAATAGTAATCCGGAAATGGCACATTTTATAGCCTAGTACTTAACTATATATGATTTAAATGATAATGTGCTTATGATTGTATTTGACTATACTAGAATGTAATCTTTTCTAAATAAGCCTGGAATATGTCAGTATAAACTCCACGAGTCTTAACTTTATATTTATCGCTGAAGGAGACGGATGAGCCTTCTACTGAATAGCTCTTAATTCCTAACTCCTGCATCTTATTTTCCTCATTATTCTCTACTAAGGGTCTTAATGCTTGTAATATAATTGCTATCTTTACATCTGTCGGACATTGTGTTAGTTTGTTGTTTATGTATCTAGGCCATTCCATTAAACCGCCTGCCCGAGTTCCTAGGAATATAACTTTATCTACTAATTTTGTTGCTTTTTTAATAAGAATCTCTTTATCTTTAGATGATAGTTTTCCCCATACTACTGCTTCTGAACTATCAGACAACAATTCTTCTTCTACGATTTCATTGGCTTCAACTAGTGTCATATAAGTATCTGAATCTACTACGAATGCCATATTAACCCCCACATTACTTTTAATCACTTTAGACTATCTTAATGTATATATTATAATTACTCAACTTGTTTTGACTATAAATGCTCTATTGTATACATATGATATTATTAAATTACTGGGGGCGGGACGTAAGTCCCGCCCCTAGTTACTTAACTTCTCCTGATTTTTAGACTGCTGCGCTTTCAGTGATGAAACACTTGGAAGCGACTTTGTAATGCTGAAAGATAGGAGCCGACCACATTTCACAGAATCCGGGATTTACAACAAGCCCGGAATCCAGTTTAGGCAGGCCAATATCTACAATCTTTCCGTCAGCAGGGACTGCTGTGAATATTCCATCTGTGTCACTGACATAGATGAAATAAACCGGAATTTTGTCATCTGTGAGGTCAGTTGTCGGGAAACAGTCATCGGACAGGTCTACAATCGGAATACCCATGTACATATCATAGTCAGCATCGTTAACCCTTACAGTATTAACGGCGCGCTGCCTGATTGCATTGAGTGTCTGAAGTAGTGCCTTGCCGGTGAGAGTAGTGATGATGCGGTTAGGCTTTACACCCCTACGGATTGAATTGATGGAAAGATTTAGATGCTTCTCCGTCTTGATAACTTCTGCATCTGTCAAACCGCCAACGATGTCATAGGGAGTTGCATTAACCTGCCCAGAGTTTGCCGCGAGGTATACAGACAACCCGTCGAAGTCATCTGCATCGGTTGTTGCACTACCTTTAACAAACTTAAGAGCAAATCCGTTTGCAATGGCGTCTAACTTGAGAGCAACCTGCTCCTCTGTCCAAACGTCCATGCCTGCACTACCACCGGGGAATGCACGTCCGAGGATTCTATCAGTGGAGAATGCTCCTCCGATAGCCTTCAGGCCCACAGTCACAGGCGTAGAAACCTGATTGTCAGGGGTGTACTCTTCGCCAATCTTACGATTACCGGCAGTACCAGGAGAAGAAGTCATCTTGTAAGTTACCTGAAGATTTCCAATATTGGAAGCCATTCCAATATTTTTAAAGGACATCAGGTTCATGATTGCCGAGTTGACGAGGTAACTCCTGATAGCTCTTTCAACTACAGGAGTTGTTCTGATGCCGGTAAACCCTGAACGGGCAATGTCAATCAATGCTGGCATTTCTTATACTTCCTTTCTTTTATGCGTCTAAGGTCTCTGATTCAAGTCGGCCTAGTTCAGCAAACGATGTATTTGTTGGAGCAGTGGTTTTCTGCTTTGTCGGGTCAAAGCCTTCGTCTACAGGGGTTGCAGACTTCTTAAAAATACCCGGCTCAGCTTTCTTTAGTGCGTCGATTGCTTCTTTTACTCCTGTTACTTTGCCATCTACTACTTTAATTGCTGAAGAATCCAGCAATTTAAGAGCCGTGTTTTCAGTGGTTGCTAACTTGTATTTCTTTAGTTCGGTAGAGATTGCAGATGAAATAACTAGTTTGTCTTGACCTGCCTTGAAGCTATTTACTACTGTTTTGACAGCCGCAAGCATTTCTGGATTTGAAATCTTGGACTCATCTAACGTACCTGTCTCACTGTTAAACCAACCCTCAGCGAATGCTTTCATTTCTTGCTCCTTTTTCTCTGTTTCTTTTACTTCTGTTACTTTAGGCTTTTCAGATGTTTCTGGGTCTGTTTTAGGAGTTGAATCTTTAACAACCTTAACACCCTCATCTTTAGTAACTGCTGGGGGAAGAGTCTCTCCAAGTTGTACAGTTGTACCGTCTGGAAGCTCTTCACTCAACTTTGCCCCGAATATCCTGTTTAGCATTTCCATGAGTGTCATTGTTATTCCCTCCGCTTTCTGTTTGTATTAATACTTTTTCTAGGTCTGCCTGTTCGTCTGAATAACCCATGTAGTTCTTTAATATTGTTTTGTCTGATAGTAAACCGGTTGATTTTAGGTCTTTAATCAGGAGCGCCATTTGCTTCTGATCATTGCTGCGACCTATGTTGAAATCTATGTTTATATCCTCTATTTTTATATCTATATTGTTCAATTTGCATAATGTATATAAGCTTTTACGAATGTCAGGCCATATATCAAAGCAATCTCTGTTAGCCCTATCTATTGCTGATTTGATTGTATTGGAAAGAGTCTCCTCTGATACATTACCAGAATATTCACCACTAAGGAAGGTTTTGCCCATTTCAGAAAGTTCATAAAAATAAGACAGTAAGTCCTCTCTAAATTTAGTAGAGTTATCTAACTTACCGTCCCATGTTAAATATTCTGGATGGTCAGAACCGTCTGATATTAAATATTTGCCATTGATTGCTTTTAGTTTATAAGAACCAGTATTTTCGTCATTTGTAATTGCTGTCATTCCTACTATAAGATATGGTTTATCATGATTGTCTAAAACCCATTTTTCACTGGATAAGCGTTGCTCTAAAGCAAACACTATATCGGCGATGTCTACGAGGGGGGAAGTCCCGTAGACACCGTCGACTATAGTATTAAGGGAGATCCATTGTACTAGCTCACAATCGTCAACACCAGTAGAATAAACCTGCCCAGAAGCGGGTATTACTCTGTTATTATAGTTATATTCGATCCCTACGCCTATAGTCCCATATCTTGAATTACCTTCATATGTTTTTACTTGCTCAAATATCCTACCTTTAGAATGAATTTCAAATCTAACGTATTTAGGTATTTCTGCCCCAGTACCATCTTTTTCACTTATTGTATGATTTATAACATATGCTATAACATTCTTTTTATTATATTTATCTACTACTTTAAAACAATGTGAGGGGGAAAATGCACTAGCGCCACCTGTGTATGTTTTTATTACTGCATCTCCATTTATTTGACACATACGAGTAGCATCAACAATTGCCTTTGTCCATCCGGTTCTTTCTATAAGATTATAAATAAGTTTATCTTTAACAGAATCCCCAGTTTTAACTGTTATATCATTTGAAAACATAAGCCCTATTATTTTAGATACTGTTAGTTTAAAATAATTGATTGTCATACATCTATAAGGGATCTCTTCTTCTGTTCTAACACCGAGCGAATTTGTTATAAGTGCTGTTAGTTGTTTATTTGCTCCGTATTTACCAGAATATAGACGCATCATGTATTTATATAACATGTTACGCCCCATTACTTCCACTGGGGGAAATTGTTTAGATGTATCCATAAAGGAGAAATCTGTTTCATAATTTCCTGCTGTCTGAGGCCTGAACATATCAAGCAAGTCTGCCATTTGTATCTCCCCTATGCTACATTGTATCTTATTTCATCCTCAAATGCATATCTTGAACAGTCAATGAAGTGATTGTTTTTATCTGGTAATTGTGTTGTTATTGTCCCGTCTTTATCTATTACATATTCATAGTTTTTAAACTCTTTAAATGATTGTGTTGTTGCAATTTTGTTAATGTATATTCCGTTTAAATTTCTAAAGAACTCAATGCCTGCTCTAACACTATCAGGACCCTTTTTAGCTTTTACAATTGTAATCCCTTTGTTTATAAGTTGATTGTTAAGTATCGGAACCGAGCTATCTGCCTTGATGGGGAAATTGTGAGGATTTACCTTTTTCATCTCATACGCTATTGTGTCTACTTCCATCTTAGGCGAACCAAACTCTAACATTAAATAAGCTCGTTTATTCTTTTTATCATAGAACCAAGTAGTATACGCACAAGTATCAGGTCCACCAAGTCCCCAGTCCCAACCCCTGAATAAGGGGGAAAGAGATAATCCAGTAGTATCTCCGTCCCACTCTTTTACGTTTCTAAATATATTTGCATTTGTCCCTATTACTTCTCCGAGCCACTCATTTCTATATCTATCATTATTCTCTATTTCCATGAGTTTGGCTTCTGCTAAAAGTAAGTCTCCTAACCAGTGTGCATTGCCGTCTCTGATTATATCTAAGTATGTACTATGATGAATTGCTTGAATGAGTTTGACTGTTCTAGCTTCATTTGTTTCTGTTGATTCAAAAGTAAACTCAACTTCCTCATAAATACAATTGCTAGACTTATTTAAAACTGTGCCTTCTGGCGCATTGTATTTCTCATTTACCCAATTACTTGTGCGTTCAGGTGGATTAAATGTATGTATAACGCAACACATTCCACCACGAGCCATTGTATTAATAAGATTGTTTACTTCTCTGGCATTTTTAAAGTTTGTTAGTTCCTCTATCCAAACGTAACGGAATGTTCCTAAACGAGCCCTATATGATTTGAGGTTTTCAGGGTCATCGCACCCAGTCATGCGAATAGAGTTCATTGTTTCTTTTCCGTCTGAATCAAGTAGCACAAATTCTTGATTTCCTACTTTTTCTTTCCAATAAGCACCGACTCCTAATATACTGATAGCCCATCTAAATTGGGATGCTAATCGTCTTTCTACTTTGTTGTTATGTTTGACTATTGCTACTGCTGAAGCGTTATTTATCATGCAACCTACAACTAAACAAATTGCAGCAACTGCTGATTTAGTTGTATTACGTCCGCCTTTTAGAATTGCTTTCATGATGTCGCAATTTATTATTTTATATGCTATTTCAAGGAAAGTCTTAGATATTATTTTATTTAGATTGATATCCATCAATCAGATTCCTCACTCTGTTTTAATTCTAACGTAAATCTGACAGCAGGAGGCTTAGATTGTTCACTAACTACTGTGTCATACATTTCTTTAAATGTCTTTATTTGCCCTATATCTTTAGTTTCCATTGCTATTTGTACTGCTCTATTTTTTATCATAGTCATATTTATAGCATCACCCAAACAACCAAAACCCCAAGCAGCTGACACGTCTGAATGATTTTTGCACATTGCTTTGAATATAGTTGCATTGAAGTCTCTACTATTTAAATATCCTGGAAGTGTTTTAAACAAAAATTCTATTAATTGATCTACTGTCTTTCCTTCTGACGAACAGTATTGTATAAGAGCAAGAAATCTATCTAACCTATTATCAGTTTGTAGCTTTGTGTATAGTTCTGATACTACTACAGATTTACATGCTGTCTCTACTCCGGCTATGCTTTCTCTACGTGCAACACAAGAAGCGGAAGTGCTAGTGTCTTTTATTTTATATGTACCAGCCACAGCAATACCCCCCGCTTCCTCCATTCCCTATTTTGGTTCAATCATACAGCCGAAATTAATTTCTGTCAACTGATAACTCAAAATATGACAAAATATTATTTATACTATATTATATTGTTGATCATACTTAATCATATATGCCGATCTATAATAGAATAAAAAATAACCCCTAGTAGATAACTACTAGGGGTTATTGCTATTTGTTATTTTGCCTTAAGTTCAAAATCCCTAGCGATGCTTCCCTCATCGCCCACCCAGTTCAACCCAGCGCCACGAACTGCTGGAGGTGTGTATTTCTCGTCCATTTCCTTTAGGTCAGTGAATCCAAGTAAGTCTGCGAGGACTTTGATGCGACGCATACTAAAGTCTGCGTAACAGGTGGCATAGTGCTGAACAGATAACTGAGACCATGTTGATGGTATTCCCATCTTTCTAGCATGCTTTTCGCATGCTTCTGCGCATGCTTTGAAAGTCTTAAACTTTCGGTCTATTGCTTGCTCACAGGCTAGGCGACGTTTTTTATCTCCTGATATCTGCATTTAACGAATCCCCCTTTTATATATTTTATAATACATTATATATTTATAGATCTGTTTATAGATATAGGGCGAGCGGGCGGCACGTAGTGCCGCCATAATGGAGTGATTGTTATAATTGTCTTTATGATATTAAAAGGGGGCGGTACGTAGTACCGCCCCCAGTGATATGATTTAGTTTAAAATAAAGTGTTAAATAATTTAATTGTTACTGTTATTCCTAATGTAATCCAGAATATTACATCTAGTATAATATAAACTAAATCGCTTTTTTTCTTTATTTCCATAAGAATACCTCCGGCTTAATTCCTGTGTTATACCAGTGCCAACACAGTGCTACAATGTGTACTATTTCTTTATATATGTATATATAGATAGCTGTTATGATATCTACAACACCTAAACAGCATATTATTATATATGCGGCTATTAATATTTTTACTGTTTTGTATACTTTCACACCTGCGTGTGAAGTATACAATAGTATTATTACTGCTATTGATACTATTAATACTTTTGATATCACAAAAAGTTGAGGACTCTGATTGTATAACCAGATTAACAATGGATTTCCTTCGACTGTTTTTATTCCATGTATAGATATACTACGTAATGTTAATAGCATATCTAAAAGAGAAAGCAGCCATAATGCTATGACTGCTTTATTATA